AGTATAAACGTTAGAAAGTTTTTCATAATATTATTTATTATAAGACTGCATCAATGTTTACAGACTGACCAGATAAATAAGACCTATTAAAAATACCAGTTCTTACTCCTGGTATATCTCCCTGAGATGTTTTTGTTCTTCTATCACTTGCACTTCTTGAAACTAAAAGTGCTTGATATTGACCATCATTAAAATCATCAATATCACCACCACGATAATCAAAATGATCCCATCTCAGAGTAAATGTAATATCACCTTCAGAATTTATATATGGTTTGAATATGAATGGTCCCTGTGCAATCACATCAACATTATCAATTCCTGATGGTCCACCAAATCCAGGTCCAAAAACTGCTTGATTTATGAGAGTTGTATCTCTTACAGGTCGATATAATCTTCCTACACTTAGCTGACCATTATCAAATGGATTTAAATTATTTCCAGTACCATCTAAAGAAGATTGGTAAAGAGAATACAGATTATTCAAATACTGTTGTACTTCTGGATTGTTATAAACTAATCCAGGCATTTCCTTAGTACCAGCGGTTTCAGAAACTCCACCATATTGCTGGAAGGCTTTCGCACCACCAGCAGCTTTATGAGAAATATAAATCAGTCTGTTACCCTTGGAATCCTTAAGAACAATATCCGCCTTTGCCTCTCTATTATTAACTCTTTCTGGAACTTTTTCTACCGTAGCAACATCATTTATCAAACCAAATCCTTCAACCTCAATATCAATACCACTCTTAGGTGTATTACCAACTTGAGCTATTTTTTTCAATTGGGTAAGTGTATTTTGTGCCATATTAATGGTTCTTTTTTCAACTTTATCTGGTGCCTTCGTAGGTTTCTTAATTTTGTTAATCAGAACATAACCATCTGTACTATTAATCCTAACTCTGGCGGCAGGTTTTGAGTTGATTGCGAGATTAACTCCAGATGGTTTTGTTGCACTTATATTAACTTTTGTCGGACTTATTATATTCAGTATTGTCCCAGGTGCCAATTCTTCTAAAATATGTTCTTCCTTTGTATTTGTTACGTTTTTAAAAAGTAACGCTGCAGTTTCAATAGTATATTTGATCGATTGATAATTATTATTAGTTACATACTTATCCCAATTCGGAGTGCCATTTGTAGAGTTACCAGATAAAGAAGCCATTAAAAAAGAGGCATACGCCTCTATTTATTTTACTCAGTTGTATCTTTTTTGTTAAACCCAAAAGGGCCTTCCTTATCTTCTTCTGTTCTTAGTTTTAATGCTACGGTTCCAACTGCTTCCATACATTTAATAATATCCTCAGTCTTAGCATCTGGACCAAGTTCTTTGGCGATGTACCAATACTTAGGCCAAAATGTCTCTCCTGCTTTTTGATAATCTTCTAGTGTGAGTAGTTTCATTTGCCTCCTGTTTCATAGTTTAGTTTGTCGTCTTCTGCTTTTAATTTACGCATACGAATTGTTTCGTGTAAGCGTTTAATTGCTTCTTCAGTTTCTGGGGTTTTATCATAGGACCATTCATCCTTTGATTTTTTCTTTTTACTCATAAGTCTCCTTCCTGACGATTCTCAGAGTAGTGAACATCAAACTCACCACCAGGATAACGGGTTACAAGTTTTTCAACATTCATCTCAATAATTTCATCAAGAGAAATATTAAGTCCCATACATGCCTGTGCAACATACCACATGATGTCTCCAAGTTCACGCTTCATATGCCACATATTTTCTTCAGTGACTGGCTTACCTTGAAAGACAATCTTCTTGACAATCTCGGTAAACTCACCTGCTTCGGCACACATACCAACAGAGGCAGTTAAAAGTCTATGAGTTTCAAAACCCTCTCCACGAAGTTCTTGAATACGATACTCAAAGGCATCAGCATCTTTGCTCGGTTGAGATGTGACGGCATTCACAAACTCAAGATATGCATCAGTGTTTACTTTACTAGTCATGAAAATCAGGGATAAATGGTTCTTGTTCGTTTAGTTTTGGGGAAGGGAACACCCTATCAAATTCTTCTTCAGAAGCTTCTTTCCAACTGCCACCTACACCACCGTCCATATTAACAACGATGTCTCTAGTTGGTAGTTGATTTTGTGGAAATGGTTCTGCATCTACAATTTCATAGATTGGTTTGAATTGATAGTAATGTCCATCCCATCTACAGTTTCTCATATTAACGAGATTTACAGCATCTCGATGAGCACCGCAATCAGCAATTTTTTGGCCACGTGGATTAAATACAGAATACATTAGAACTTGAATCCATCAAAGGAATTTTAGGTGGTTCATCATCATCATTATACCCCTCATCTCTCCAAGAGTCAATGGCTGTATGGTCCAAAAAAGAGGACTTGATTCATTCGGAAAGAATCTTTTAGATAGACATCATTGCATATTTGCATACCATGTAGAAATTTTTTGGCATTAAACATGACAAGTCTATTATATTTTGGTTTTAATGTTTTGAGTAATTTATATTTTTCTTTTGGCCTCCAGGGTTCAGAGTGTTCTGGCATATTATCTGTCAGATTTTTTTCTTCCTGACATAAATTTTCATACAAATTTGTACCACATTCAGACTCATCATTATCATTCAAATATATTATAGCAGTATAACCATCGTCAAGATGAGGCCACCAATAGTTATTATTATAATCATTATATGATGAATTTTTAAATTTTGTCACATTACTAACAAAATCATAAGTCCGTGGTTCGGAACCAGAAAGAACTGATAAGAAAAAATAAACTGGTTCTAGATCTTCAATATAAACAATGTCCCGATAGTCTTCAAAATGAATACCATTTTGAGTTGGTTTGGATTCAATTTTATGCAATCTTTTTGGAAGATCTTGAATTAATTCAACAACTTCTTCTGGATAACTATAAAAATTATCTATGGTGAAAATTTTAGAGTCATGGAATTTTTCCACAGATAAATCCATTTCGGGACTGATATCAAAAATCATGAGAAATCAAGACCTCCAAATTTACTTTCATTAGTGGATCGATTATCTCCACCATCATCTAGATCACCACCAATAATATTTTGCTCACTCTGCTCACAGTCATACAAACGCATCTTGGCTCGATCAATTCCAAGAATAAAACGTTTAGATATCGAAACATCATTGTATCTATTCTTCAATTGCTTCACCATAATTTGTCCGAGTTCTGCCAACTCATCTGTGCTAATAAGGGCAAACATAAGATCAGCAGTAGCAGGGAGGCCAAAGGACTCAGAAGTGTCAGTAATGTCAACGTCAGAGCTACCATAACCAGAACGAGTGGTCTGCGTGGCAGAAACGATAGGGACGTTTGCTTCAACAGCCAATCCTCTAAGCTCTTCTGCAATAGACTTAATATACGAATATGAATTGACATTGCCGTTTCCGCGATAACGGGAGGAAGCACATATATTAAGGTAATCAATGAAAATAATATCAGGTCTAAATGATTTCTTAAGTGCAAGTTCATTGAGTAGTGCCTTAAAATGTCCACTATGAGCGGCAGCAGTTGGATACTCTTTAATTATAAGACTACCCTGAGTTTTTTGAGTTAGAGTTTTGATCTTCGTATCAAACATTTGTTTGGGAAGATCACCAATCTCTTGAATGTTTATGTTCAAAAGATTTGCATCAATTCTCTCAGCAATTTTTTCCTCTGCCATCTCCATAGTGATATACAAGACGTTAAATCCTGCGAGGAGTGATGATGAAGCCATATGGCACATAAAAAGAGACTTTCCGACACCTGTTCCAGCAAGAGCGATATTAAGACTCTTGTTAACCAAACCACCTTTCGTAATCCTGTTAAAATATTCAAGATCAAACGGAATGCGATCTTCCTTACGATGATAAGATACAAACCTTTCTTCAAAGTCTTGTAAGTAGTCATGACCAATGTGATTGTCAAATGAAACTGCGAGTGCATTACTTAGAATGCTAGGAATTGCATCACGATTTTTCTTTTCATCATTGCCATCGGCAATATGAATTGATTCCATGAGTGCAAGATAGATAGCACGATCACGACACCACTTTTCAGTAGAGTCAACCAACCATTTTTCATCCACTGACTTATCTTCTAAGTCTGCAATTTGCTTTTTTACTTCTTGAAGATCTTGACCATTTAAATCAGATCGGTTTGAAATCTCAATCTCAAGGGCTTCAAGAGTAATAAGAGAATCGTATCTTACAAGAAACTCTGAGGTTTCAAGAAAGATAGTTTTCTTGATGTTATCCTCAAAGTATTCAGGTTGTAAAAATGGAACTACTTTTCGCGCATAGGATTCATTATGAATAAGGTTTCTTAAGATTGTAACTTCAATTTGTTCCATCAACATCCGTAACTAAATTCTTCTTGTGCAATTGCATCCAACTTTTCCATGACTTCAGGAGTAAAGTATGCTTCAGGATCTTTATAGATTGCCTTGGCATAGACTTTCTTTCCATCGATCTCATAACGACCTGCAACGTTCTTCCAGAGACCTCCCAGTTCACCTAACTCAAGTAACCCATAATACCGATCAAGACCACGATCATCGTAATAGAGACGAACAGTAACATCTTTATTCTCTTTACTCAAACGCGACTTTGCTGTCTTAGCTTTAATAAGGTTTCCAATGACCTCTGTTCCATCCTTTTCTTTCTTTTTGCTGAGATAAATGATTGTAGACGCTGCATATTTGAGACCGCTGCCTCCGCCCATTTCTTTGGTGGGAACGTATGATCCGATGACATCATAGGTATGATTGGTGACGATTAGTGGAATGTTTGCTTGGCCAAGTTTAAGGGTGAGCATACGGAATGCTCCCTTGACAAGTTGAGATTTGGTCATGTCCCGAACTTGCTTGTCGTCTAGAGCATCACGAATCTCCTTCTCTGTAGAAAGCATACCAAGAGAGTCTAGCACAAACATGCAGGGTTTGCGGTCTTCTTCAGGTTTCTTTTGGTATATGTCAACTGCCTGTAGTGCCTTCTGCCTGAATTGTTCAATCGTAACAACGTTGATAACAACTAACCGTTCTAGGTCAATGCCGCGACTCGCTAAGAGTGATTTATTGACAGCTGCCTCAGTATCAAAATACAAGCAGTATCCATCAGGATTAGAATCCAGAAAATTCTTAACCACAGCGAGAGAGAAGAAAGTTTTTCCTGTAGAACTTTCACCAGCAATTGCAGTGATTTTGTTACCAGAAACACCCCCACGGATAGAGCCAGATACAAGAGCATTAAAGATGAACGAACCAGTGTCAACGTATGTTTCAGTTTCGTCAATGTCTGCTGCCAGTTTAGTGAAGTCATCTCCAATCTCTTTTACAATTTCCTTCAAAAAATCCATAAGTTAGTTCCAACGTTTTGTTTTCAAGTATTCTAGCACATCTCCACGAACATCCATAAGCTCGTGGAAACATTTTTGGTTATGAGCACATTGCCTTAATGCGGGATCTGGTTTTAAAACAGACTCAATAAAAAGATCTAGCCCCCTATTCCACTTGTCATGTTTTCCTTCACCATTATCAATAGTATACTGATCTTTCATGAAAAAAAGTCCTCCAGACTTACGGTTTTTTCTACGTTCCACCCAATAGCATCTAGGATTACTTTCAAAGGGTCCACAAATGATTTACTGAATTGAAGTTCATAATCAACGTATCTATTCAAGTCTAACTCTTTGGGAAATTCCTGGATAAAAGAAAATACATTTTCATGTATCGTATTTGGAACTTTCAAATAGCAGAACTTAATCTTCTCACCATTTTGAATCAAAGAATATTTATTGATAAGTTTTTTCTCCTTTATATAATGATTGAAAAGTAGAGCACCCCGAACATGAATGGGTGATCCTTTTCTATAGATCATGTTATTATCCTTAAACTTTTCTACATCAGAAACAGATCTTGGAAATGAAATTTCTTCAGGAGTTAAGTTTCTAAAATCTTTACGACACTTAGCAATGAAATCAATCACTTCATCTTCAGTGCCATTCATCATTAGTTTGAGACCGTCCTTAATCATTTGACGACAAGGAGCAGGAGTAGATGATTTAACAGCCTCAAGTCCCATAATCTTTAGTTTGGGTTCTTCATAACGAACACCCTCACTATCCCATACGTTAAGAATGTAACGCTTTTTAGCGGTCCAAATACCACGTTCAGCGATATTCTCACGCTTCATACTCATCTTTTGTTCATACGCCGAAAGGTAATTCGCAAGTTCCTGATAAGAGGATTCGATGAATGGTTCCAACTTGTCTTCACAGATCTTATCAAGTATGGTAACAATTGCTGCTTTGTCGCCAGACTTAGCAGCAAAAAATTTATCAACAAGAGGTCCGAGATTAAGATAAATTGAATCAGTGTCAGATGCGATGACATAATCAACACCTTCTGTTTTCAAAAGATTATTTAGATATACGTTCATCTCATTTTCAATCCAACGAATTGAAACTTGGCCTGATAAAGTAATTGCTTCGGCGTTTGCTAACTTGTAATAACGGAAGTATTGATTACCAATCGCACCATAGGCAGAGTTAAGAGAGATCTTCTTAGCCATCTGAATATTATTACATCTAGAAATCTCTTTCTCAAGATCTTTTGTTGGTGTTTTTTCATACTGCTTCTTTGCATCAATCATCCTCTTCTTGAAGATGACACGCTCTCCATACATTTTCTCCATCAACTCAGGCAAGAATCCCTTCTTATCCTTGCGATACATTGCACCATTAGCACATACCGCTCTGTCTTTGTATGAGTCAAATGTTATTTCTTTTTTAAGAATCTTATCGACTGTAACTGATGGGTGTCTGGTCTCACATAATGTCTCTGGAGAAATATTATACTGCATAATAAGATGAGGGTAGAGACTATTAAGGTCAAAAGAGACTACCCAATCATACACTCCAGGATTCGGTTCTTTAACATATGCTCCTGCATACTTTTCATTCTTATCTGAACGTTCTTTAGGCGGAATTACGATAGATTTCTTTTTAAGATAGTTGTAGATAATCGCATCCCACATACGAACCTGATAGAACACATCATTATAATTTACCTTAGCATCATATGCCATAGTAAGTGCTAGTTCAATCAGTTTCATCTTGTCCTCCATACGGTCAACAAGTTCAACGTCAATGATGTTGTATTCTACAAACTTTTGCCATCCATGAGTATAGAAATCTTTAAAGGTTTCAAACTCAGAGTGATCAAGTTTCTTTTGGCCAAGTTCTACACTTGCAATATAGTCTAGACGATAAGATTCTTGTGCCTTGTAAGTAAATTTCTTATATAGATTTAGATAATCTAACTGAGATACTCCACCCACATCATAAGAAGTTTGTTTACGACCTTTAATGTAAATCTCACGTTCAGTCACAAGTCCCCATGGAGACAAGCGTTTCATTAACTTTTCACCAAGAATACGCTCAATACGACGGACCATATATGGCATATCATACAGCTCACTATTCCATCCAGTAACAATATCGGGAGTGTTTTGCATCCACCAACTGATGAAATCATTCAGCAGATCAAACTCATTATTGAACCTTTTGTAATAATGATTACCTTGTTTTAGTTTAAAGGGACCTTGACCCCAGGTAATAATTTCTTTGGTTGTATAATCCTGAATTGTGATCAACAGAATTTCTTCTGCAGCCGATTCTACATCTGGGAATCCATTCTCAGATGCAACCTCAATATCAATTGTGACGAGATTGATTTTGGAAATATCAAACTCAATTTGATCATTCGTATACTTATCAGAAATATACTGATATATGAATCTTTCACATCCATATACGTTAAAATCTTCTATGCCATCATACTTTTTGATGAAGTCACGACAGTCACGAACAGTTCCTGGTTGAATTGATTCAACATAATTTCCCTCAAGTGTTTTATAATTCGTCTTCTTATTAGAAGACACAAAAAGGGTCGGTTGAAACTTCTCGCGGGTTTGAAAACGTTCTCCATTTTCATATCCTCTAACAAGAAATTGGTCTCCGACCATTTGAACGTTCGTGTAGAATCTCATTCTTTAATAAAGTTTTCGTATGCCGTGAGCAGTTGCTTGTTTGGCTCAACTAGAGTTAGTATATCATCAGAATGCATTGAAAGCACTTTTTGGTCTGTGATTCCAGGCCAACGAACAAGTCTTTTTTCAAAGTCTGATTCTTCATCTTCACATAGGATTCTAACTGGATCAGTTAATTCAGTATCTGCTTCTCCAGATAGAGCATCAATATCAAACTGATTAACCTTGGAGATCAATACTAGGTCCAGATTCTTCAGTAAGATGCACAGGACCTGATTCTTTTTCATTGACATAATTTTTTTCGTAATTCTCGTACATTTCAGTTAGTTGTGGGATTGGATTAACTAGAGTAACAACCCAATCTGGTGAAAGATAAAGTGTATCTTCTTCTGAAAATCTAGGCCATCTAGTCATTGATAGCGTAAGTTCTTCTTCATCATCAGCAATTTGAACTTCCTCCTCACCTTCAAGAAGAAAATCATCTTCATCTTGCTCTTCAATTTTCATTGGATTGGTAAGAATGTAAGAATAAACTTTCTTACCATCTTCATCCTTTACACTCTTTACCTCGGAGACAAGTTGATCTCCGTTTTTTAATAGCAAAAGTTTTAGACTCATAACTCGATTTTACCTCTGTTTATTTTACCAGAAAAAAAGGGAGGTGTCAACTGGATTTTGCCAGTTACCTCCCTATCGTTGGCGACGATATGCTTTATTTAGAACCAGACTTTCTTTTGATGGTGGTCAGGTACAATTCTACCAAGAACAATTGTTAACAACCCATTCTCAAATTCAACTGATCTAACTTCCGTATCCTCTGCCAGTGTCCAAGTTCTTGTGAATGATCGTTGAGCCATTCCTCTATGGACATACGTGGTGTCTGATTCGGTATCCTCCTTTTGTCCTTCGACAAAGAGTTTACCGTCTTGTGTGTAGACATTTACTTCTTTCTTTTTAAATCCTGCTAGTGCAAGCTCTAGTCTCGATTCTACATTACTGACGGTGACTAGATTGAATGGTGGATAATTCTTTGTTGTTTCGTGTAGAGCAAACAATCTATCGAAGTATTCATCCATTCCAATGCTATTCCTATTTATACGCTCCATCAGCGCAGGCAGGTCTGCAGCAGTATATCGTGCAAGGTTTCCCATGATTCTTAGCTCCTTTAAAAGCGAGTTTATGTTTTGTGGACCCCGAAGGCATCCATACTTATTTATAGCACGACAATAAAAAAGAGGAACGGTGATAACCGAACCTCTTTATAGGGTGTTCCGATTGTAGAGTGTGCCGCACGAAAAGACACACAAGTATTTATTCAG